ATGGCTTACCTGAGAAAAGTGAAGAATGGCTGGCGCGCTGAGGTGGAGCGTGCGGGCATTCGCAAGACGGCTACGCGGGCCACGAAGGCCGAGGCACAGGCCTGGGCGGTGGCTGAAGAGGCGGCCATCCTGGCCGGTGCCCGCGGTGACTACCCGCAGCGCACGCTGGCCGAAGCGGTGGAGCGCTACCGCAAGGAAGTGACCGACAAGAAGCCGGCCAGCACTGCACGGGCGGACAACCTGCGCTTTGACGCCTGGATGCGCGAATTTCCCGAGCTGGCCAGCAAGGTGTTTCATCAGATCACGGGCGATGACCTGGCCAAGTGGCGGGATGCCCGGCTGCAGCAGGTCACCGGCGCCAGTGTGCTGCGCCAGGCCCAGCAGTTTCGGCCCATCTGGACGCTGGCCATCAAGCAGTGGAAGTGGGCAGGCAGCAGCCCTTGGAAGGAAATCACACTGCCAGCGCCGTCGTATGCACGTCGGCGGGTCAGCCGTTGGATGGAGATTCGCCGCATTTTGCGTTCTGCTGGCGTGTCATTACGCGTGGCGCCCACGACTGCGATGCAGGAAACAGGCTGGGCGCTGATGATTTCGTTGCACACCGCCATGCGCAGCGGTGAAATCTTAAAGCTGTCGCGCAGCACGGCAGACCTGCGCCGAAAGGTATACGAACTGCCTCACCACAAGACTGAAGCTGCAGTGGGAGCCCGCCGCGTGCCGCTCACCAGCCGGGCCGTACGTCTGATGCGTGTGCTGGAGGCGCAGGCTGTGCAAGATGGGCGAGATCGCTATTTCACCATCAGCGACGCCAGCCGGGATGCGCTGTATCGCAAGCTACGCGACCGCACAATGGTCGATGGACTGCGGTTTCACGATTTGCGCGCTACTTCGCTGACACTGCTTAGTAAACGAGTGGATGTGATGACATTGGCCAGAATCAGTGGGCATGTGAATATCAATGAGCTTTTCAACACTTACTATCGGGAAAGTGCTGAAGAAATTGCCGCAAGAATCTAGTTTATCTATAAATAATGGGGGTTTTTTTGACTAATAGCATAGCTCGTGTGAGAGTATATGTTTCACCTGTTGATTATTTTGATGATATTATAGGTGAGCAAGGAGTAAATATTGATGGTTGGAAGATTAAGATTAGAAAGCACACTCTTCCAGTATTTCCTATTGATAAACCTCCCGAGCAGATTGATGCTGCCACTTTAATTGCAGAGATCAATTATCGTAGGGAAGATATCAGATATTTTGATGCTTCGACTTATCCTAAGTTGCTTCAAATAATTAATTCTTTGATTGGATATAGACTAGCATTCTTTCCAGAAGAGCCAGTGTTTAGTATGTGGGAAAAGGATTTTGAAGAGGATGGTATTACTTCAAATATGCATCCCATTCAGGTCGAATCTAGCGTCGAAATAATTTCAGTCTCTATCGGAAATGGTGTGAGCGGATGCGATTTTAATGCGATTAGGAATTTGCAATTAAAATTTAAAAAATTGGATGCTGAACGAGAACTTAATAATATTAAAAATTATCTTAAAATTAATAGTCATAAATATATAAATCAACTCCATGATGAATATTTTCGTCGGAGCTGGGAAAGCTTCGGAAAGGCAATGAGGTTGGGTGAGAATATTTCTTACCTTTACGATATTCGTGACGCTCTTAAAACAAAATTTCGCACTGAAGAAGTCGCAAGACAAAAGCTAGTTCTAAAAAAAGATGAATGGAGCAAATTTGGACGTATTTTTAATAATATGTCCATTGAGGGAGGACGCCATTTGGGCGTGAATGTAGAGCCCGTTAGACCCATGAATGATGATGAGATTTCTTTTGTTATTGATTTTGCCAAGAAAATGCTCTTTGCATATGGTGACTACTTAATTGATAATGGAACTACGGATCAGTAGTAAGTTAATATTATTTTTTTTGTCTGATTATTTTATCGAGAGCTGCTGAATCGCATCCACGCGTGCACATCGCTGGCGCGCCAGAAGCGCAGCCGGCGGCTCACGTTGATGTAGGGCTTGGGGAAGTCCGGGCGCTTGGTTATGCGGTCGGTGGCGTGTTCGCGTGTCACGCCCAGCAGGGCGGCGATGCCGGCGGTGTCCAGGCGCGGCACGCTGCTGGCCATGGCTTGGCGGTCTTGTGTGATGGTGGTGTTCATCTGATGCACTCCGGTATTCATAGGTTTAGGCGCAGATCGCGTCCTGAAAATCGTTGGTCTTGGCGTCGCGGCCAGGCGTAGTTGTTGCGGCTGGGCCTGGTGTTGCAGGCTCGGCGCCAGCTGGGGCCATGGCCGGGGCGCTTTGCACCAGTTCGCCCAGCCATTCCTGCAGCACGTCTTCTTGCTGGTGGTGCTGCATGACCTGCAGGCCCAGGCGCTGGGCGATCAGGTATTCCAGGCTGGCACCCTTGGACTGCTGCCAACCGGGCAGCAGGTAGATGGCGTGGCATGTCATCAGCTGGCTGACGCCCATTCGCATGTAGGCGGTCCAGTGGCAGCTGGCGTCTACGTGCGGGTCGGGGTTTTCGGCGGGGTTTTCCACGTGCCAGCCCTTGGCGCGCAGGCGGGCAGCGGCTTCGTGGAATGCGGGGTAATTCATGTCGGCCAGGCCAGACATGGGGCCGGCAACATAGATGCGCTGGTGCGGGCTTTCTTGCATCAGCCACATTTGCAGCGTGCTGATGCAGTGGAATTCGCCGCGGCGGACGAAGAAGCCGCCCAGGCGCTGGCATTCGTCCACGATCACGCGGTGGGCCATACGCCAGCCAGTGAAGAAGCTCAAGAACAGCATGGCGGGCATCAGCACCACGCGAAAAATCATCATGAACATGGGGGATCCCTCCTTTATTCGGTTTCCAAGCTGCTCATTGCTGCCTGGATGAAGACGCACGCGGCTTCCGCGTTGATGGCGTTGCCATAGGCGCACAGGCGTCCCACACGGGCGGTAGCCCCATGAGCCAGCGGGGATGTGCCGGGTTCAACTGGCCGCCACTTTCCATCCCTGCACAGGAGCCAATCAGCAGCTGACCAGATGCCGTTAACCGGGCCGGGCCTTGTGCTTCTTTGCATTGCTGAGCCAAAGAACTGCCGGTCATCCCCGGAGTTATCCCCGTCCCGCTTCGAGTCGAGTCGGATGCGCTCGGGGTGGTCCAACCCGCCAGATTCGCCGCATGGTTCAGCGTGATGTTGGGTGTCGTGGCCTCGATCGATGGACAGCGCAGGGCGTCGGTGCTGGTGCACGTCGGCCATCCCGCAAGCCTGACCATCTCGTTCAGCGGCCTCGCGTTGTGTGTCAGCTCGTTGCCCGGAAGATTGGCGCCCTTGTGGTCCCGTGCCTGTGGGGTTGCCCAGCCACAGAGGCATGCCACTACCGCCAGATCCGGTCCGTGGTTGCGCATGGCCTCCATCAGGCCACCCTCGAATGTGCGAACGCCCTTTTCTGCCAGCGCTGCTGTGGGCGTGGGCCATCCAGTAGAGCCGGTCACGGATGTGCGGAGCACCGACGCCCGCAGACGGGAACGGGACCGCCCCGACCCCGTATCCCACGCCTTCCAGGTCATCTTGTACAAGGTCGATCCAAGGGTTTGCATCGCGGCTTGCAACTTGCTCTCCAAAGACCGTTGCAGGACGGCGCTGCTGAATAAGGTGGAAGAACGCCGGCCAAAGGTGCCGCTCGTCATCAAACCCAGCACCTTCGCCTGCCGAGCTGAAAGGTTGGCAGGGACAGGAACCAGTCCAAACAGGTCGGTCATCTGGCCAGCCGGCGCGGCGAAGCGCATATGACCAGACACCGATGCCGGCGAAGAAGTGGCACTGCGTGAAGCCGCGCAGGTCATCGGGGTGAACATCTTCAATGCTCCTTTCGTCAACAACGCCTGGCGCGATGTGGCCGGCAGCAATGAGGTTTCGCAGCCATCCGGCGGCGTACTTGTTGATCTCGTTGTAGTAATTGGCCATGGCATTACTCAAACGCTCAAGGCCTCGGGTTCTTGGATCTGCAGCGGCTGCTGGATCAGTCCCGACAGCACGCGCAGGGTGATGTGCAGCTCCTGTTCGCGGTTGGCCAAGGCGCGGCCTTGCACGTTCAGCCAGGAGTCCGGCGCCATCGAGTTCAGCTCGGACGCGATCTGGATCTGCTCTGCCTTCAAAGTGCGAATCAGGACGGGCAGCGTCGGGGCGGTGCACGCCTGGCTGGCTGCTGGGTTCATTTGCATCGGGGTGTGACTCATGGCTCAGACCGTCAGCGGTTCGATGCGCTCCACCCGCAGCACGCCTTTGCCGCTGGCTAGGTGGGCCTGGGCTTCGGCATGGGTGGCGTTGGCAGCTTTGACGCGGATGGTGGGCAGCAGGCCGTCCTCGGCCAGACCTTCCAGTGCTGCGGCGTCGGCGTTGGCCGGGATCAGGATTGCGCGGTAGCTTTTCAGCTCTTGGACGTTGTGTGCGGATTGCATGTGTGTTCCTCTCTTGCTATTGATTTGGTAGCGTCAGGCAGTGCCGGCCGCTTTGAAGGGCAGCACCTGGGCGCCGGTGTCCAGATCCAGCCGGGCCTGGGCGCCTTCGGCGGCGCGCTGGGCCAGGGTTTGTTGGCGGCGCACGGCGGCGAAGCGCTTGCGGATGTCGGTGCTCACGGAGTTCGCGTACTTGAAGCCGGCTTTCTGGTGCGTTGCGTTTTTGCTGGGCTCGGTGCGTTTTGCGGGCATGGGTGGGGCCTCCTGTGGGTGTCAGGTCAGAAAAACGGGGTGGGGGTGGTGCCGAGGGCGCGCCATTCGGCGTCGGATCGGGTGGGGGAACCGGGTGTCCAGTCCTCTTTTTCGTGCCGGCCGCGTCCAAAAAGCTGCCGGTGGAGGGTGTTGGTCAGGCGGGCCGTACAGTTATTGAAACGAGTCCAAGCGGGCGCCAGCGGCGCCCGGTCTGTGCCCTGCGCGTGTTCGGAGGCGGCCATGTCCAGCTGGGGCGCACCAGCGGCTGCCGGGGCAGCGCCCAGGGCTTCCTGCACAGCCGGGCGCCACGCCATGCGGCGGCTCACCAGCCAGCGGCCATGGCGGGTTTCCAGCCCCACCACACGGCCCTGGCCTTCCTTGATTTCTTCGCCGTAGGCGTTGGTGGTGCCGGCCGGCACCGGGCGGCGGGCCAGGCCCATGTGCCACTGGCCACGCTTGCGGCAGTGGCCGCCCATGGATTCCATGTACCGGCACCAGTCGGCGCGGATCACGCCGCCGCCTTCCACGGTGCCGGGTTCCTTGCCCCAGCGGTGGCAGGCCAGCCAGGCGCGCCATGCGGTCGTATCGCCGTCACGGCCCACGCGCAGGTCTTCGATCTGGTCTTTGCTCACGCGGCGCAGCTCACGCCATACCGACACGCTGGGCATGCCGATGGCCTGAAACTGGCGGATGCCCCAGGTGGCTGCCCAGGCGTCCACACGGCGGTGGCCCGGCATGTCGCAGGTTTCCACGTCGAACAGCTCACCCTGCACCACGTCCAGGTGGTCGGCCAGGGCCGCGTGGCCCACGCTCTTGGCGATGTACTTGGCCACGTAGCCTGCAGCGCCGCCGCCCGTCATGCGCTTGATGTTGATGCGGTTGGTGCCGGCGCCCGGTTCGTCGCCGGCATCGCTCAGCCAGTAGCGGTGCAGGGCCGCCACGGTCTTCTGCAGCTGCACTTCATCCTCCACCCACACCATGGCGTGCCAGTGGGGCGTGGCGTCGTGGTGGGGCTCTGCCACACGTATGCCGTACAGGTGCACATCACGGCGGCCCAGGTGGGAGCGCAGCTTGGCCCACATGCCGCACAGCCAGTCCTGCGCATCGCGTGGGGTGCTACGGCCGTCGTAGCGCTTGTTGGGCAGGGGCTGGCCGTGGCGGCCCAGCTTCACCGGGTGAAAGCGACTGGGTGTGGTCAGCGTCAGAAACAGGCCGATGTGCTGGCGGCGGTCGGCATATTCCTCTGCGCCGCGGATGCGCGTCATCAACTCACCACCACGGATCACTGGGTTGGAGTTGGACAGGGCGGCCAGCTCACCCAGGTTGAACACCTGGCCTGCCTCGTTCCGGTACAGCGTGCGCTTGAGCGTGGCCGCATTGCGGGTTACCTGCTCGGTGCGGCGCTGCAGGCCCTTGTTGCTGACATAGCCGCCGTCGCTTCGGTTCACCAGGCCCAGGCGAATGGCGCCGGCCTCCACCACGCGGGCCACATGCCGGCGCAGCACACGGCGCCACCACGCGGCATCCAGTGTGCGTTTGATGCCCGCTTCACCGGCCAGAGGGCCGTGCTCACGCACACCCACGGCGCGGATCAGCATGTAGATGCTGTCCACACGTTCCTGCAAGTTCAGGCCTTCGCGCAGGGCACAGGCGTCCAGCGTGCCCACTTCATAGGCCAAGGTCTTGGCCATGGTGCAGATCTGGCCGTCATTCAAATCCCAGCGGCTGGCCTGGCCAAAGTCCGCATCAAAACGCTCCACGGCCTGCAGCGCGTCGTGGGCGTTCAGCCACTCGGGGCCGTCGTTGTCCATCTGGCCCAGGCCCGCCTTGTCCAGAGCGGTGCGCCACTGGGGCGGAACCACCTTGCGCAGCACCTGCAGCGCGCGGGTCACGTGCCAAGCCTGGGGCTTGTTGCGCTTCCAGGCGTCCAGGCTGTGGGTAGGGAGCTTGCGGGCCATGCTTACCGTCCTGCCAGGCTGGTGACCTTGGCCATGGCCGCGCGCATGGCGCGTACCTGGCCCTTGATGGCATTGCGCTCAGGCGGCGGCACTTCGCGCCAGTGGCGGTCTGCCAGGGCGGAAAGGCCGTCAAAGTCATCACCCACGCCGGCCAGAATCAGCAGGCATACCCGCACACCCAGGTCCATCGCAGCCCATTCGCGGGCCTCCACGTCATCCCAACGGCCGCGGCTGGCGCGGTGGAGGGCTTCGTTTTGCAGCACACGCAGGCGGGCGCGGCAGTCAGCGGGCGTCAGGCCGCGCAGGTGTTCGGCCACCGGCTCTGCAGGCATCAGTGCCGGCGCCAGGCTGGGGGCGTGCGGCGCTTCGCCACGCTGCACGCGCAGCATCAGGTCGGTGAATTGACCCAGGGTGACTTCGGACAGGTTCACGCCGCACCCCCAACGCGCACAGCGGCCACATACCAGCCGAGGCCGAAGATGCTTTCCACGCTGGCCAGGGCCTGCACGCGGTTGGCGGCCAGCACCTGCATGCGGCGGCGCTGGTGGTTGTGGTCGATGTGGGTGATGCGGTAGCGGCTCATGAAGGCTCCACAGGTTTTTGGGCGTAAGAAACCCCGCAGCGCCTGGAAACAGGCTCTGTCGGATGGGGTGGCAAAGGGGGCGGGGAGAGGGCGCTTTAGGCGCTGGTGGCGTCAGTCAGGGGGCGGCCCTCCGACTGGGAACAGGTCGCCTGTCACTGGGCGAGTGAACTGCGTGGCGTGTTCTGCGCTGGCTGCGTGGTCCAGGGTGGCGCGCAGCATGTCGCGGCGGACGTGGCTGGACAGGGGCAGGTTCACGCTGGGGTCTGGCGTGGCGCTGGGGCTGAGGGTGCGCACCACTTCGGTCAGCGCCACAAAGGTGTGGCCGCATTCGGGGTTGGTGCAGGCATAGGTGGATTCGCGGGTCAGCACGGTCATCTGCGCGCTGGTGCGGATGAAGCTGGGTTCCTTGCAGTGCGGGCACTGCAGGCGCATGGCTTCCTTGTGGCCGGCACGGGCACGGGCGCCTACGGCGGCAGATCGCAACGTACTGTTGCAACCTTGCAAGGCTTTACCCACAGTTTGCGTAGGCGCCTTTACCTGGGCGACGGGCTTGCCGCCGACGTAGACCGTGCGGGTGACGGCACCAGAATGATTGCCAGAGGGAGAGATAGCTTTCATGACTGCGGCCTCCATCACACCCGTGCAGCCTGGGCGGACTGCACGGTCCAGGTCAGCACATCGGCCGCCAGGCGTTCCATCACATGCTCGGGCAGTTGCAGCACACCGGTGCGGCGGTGCAGTTGTTCGCCCATGCGGTACAGCAGGCGCGCATAGGCGGATGTGGAGAGGTCCAGGCCATCCGCCACTTCATGGGCGCGCTGGGTGTCTGCCTTGGGCAAACGCAGCGGAATGGGCCTGTCGTGCTGGAGCAGGTCCAGCGAGCCGGTGCGGCGGCGCGTACGACGCGCAGGACTAGCGGTGGCAGTCATGTACTATTGGGATTGAATTGTTACAACGTAAACGCATCATTGCACTGAAAAATGTGCAAGTCAATGGATGAAAGAAATTAAATATGGGCAATTTGGCGAACGCCTGCGTGAAGAGAGGCTTCGTCTAGGGGTTGCCCAGGGCGATTTCGCAGAGGCTTGCTCGGCCTCACGCAATGCCTTGCTCCAATGGGAGAAAGGCGAAGCGACACCAAACGCTGCCGCGCTTGCTTTGATGGCCGGCCTGGGTGTGGATGTGCTTTACGTGGTGACAGGTCAACGTGCTGGCGAGGCTGAATCCACGCTGGCGCCTGCAGAGCGCGAGCTGCTGCAGGCGTGGCGCCAGAGTTCAGAGCAGGGGCGTGCCCTGCTATCGGCAGCGGTCGATGTTTTGAAGCCCGTGTAAGTCACGGGTGACTGCAGCGCCCACGGCACACAGAGGCTGGGGCGGGAGAGGGGAACTATGGCGTTTAAGCCATGCAAGGTATGCACGACAGAGGCAGCGCCTCTGCCACGGATTGCCCGTACTGCCGACCCGTGCACCAGCGATGCGCAGTAAGTCGCTGCTGACCGCTTTCCTGTTGGTCTGTCTGGTGGGGGTGATGGGGCACGCCAATGCCCGCAACTACCCCTGCTCCGGCAAGAAGGGCGGCGTTTCGCACTGCGCAGGCGACACCTTTGTGTGCAATGACGGATCTGTCAGCGGCAGCAAGCGCAGCTGCAGCGCTGAGATGGGCGGCGGCACCAGCCCGCGCCAACTGCTTACCCAACCCCAACGCAACAGCGCCGCACCAGGCGACTGCAGCTGCCGCAGCGGCAACGTTTGCACCGGCCCGCGCGGCGGGCGCTATTGCATGACGGATGCAGGCAACAAGAGCTATCTGAAACGGTGATTTACCAGGCCACGGCATTGGTACGCCGGGGCACAAAGAAGAGAGGGAAGAACCATGTCGCAACGTCTACTGGCCTGTCTTGTTCTGGCCATTGCAGCCACCGGCTGTTCCAAAAGCACCCCTGACGCCGCCAGCGCTACGCAGCCCAGCGAAACACCCCGCACGGTTGCCCAGTTGGATGAAGCCGGTTTGATTGCTGCGGTGGGCAGTCCGGTCGTTTATGAGGTCCCGCTGGACGACGGGCGCGGCCTGAAATTTCGCCCTAAATGCACCCCCCAGGAATGCCAGCCTGCTTTCAGCCTGGAGTTCCGTAAAGGCCGTATCAATGTGGCGTGGGAGCAATACACGGACAACGCCAAGTTTGATGCTGCGAATGCGCAGAACGTGCAGTGGGCCGGCCAGGTACTGACGTATGCCCTGGGCAAGGAGGCTACCGCCAAGATCAAGGCCAGCATTGCGGCCAATACGCCACTGCGCGGCGAGGTGCTGCAGGGGCACAAGGTGAATGTGATGCCGGGTGGGGGGACGCAGGTGTTGGTGACGATTAGCCTTTGATGGCGCAGAGGGGCTGCAGAGTTTCCGGTTACATTCGGCCGTGAGCAGTCAGTTCATCCTTGGTCACTGATTTACTCTCTTTCATTATTACGATTAGATTTAGTTGAAAAAATACGTTGAGAATTTTTATCGTATTTGGCTAATTTCACATAATGACCCTACCTTCAAAGAAGTAAAAATGAAGTTTGTTGCTCCCAGCATTAGTCAAAAAGCTTTCACTTGTCCACATTGTGGTGTTTTGGCGCGCCAATACAAGTGGGGATATAATATGTATGCTAATAGTAATACTTACGCCGAAACCGCGATCGAAAGTGTGCCGCTAAGAATTACCAGCTGTGAGTATTGTCAAAAAAACTGCATTTGGTTGAATGACTCTTATCTTTACCCAAGTAGAGGAAATGCTCCGGCACCAAACTCGGACATGCCAGAGGATGTTAAAAGTGATTACGAAGAGGCTGCAAGTATCTATACAAAGTCGCCACGAGGAGCCGCCGCACTACTCAGACTTGCAGTTCAAAAACTAATGATTCACTTAGGACAAAATGGTAAAAACATTAACAATGATATTGCCGACCTTGTGGAAAATGGTTTGCCGTCTCGTATCCAAAAAGCATTGGATGTTGTCCGTGTTACAGGAAACAATGCTGTTCATCCGGGACAACTCGACGCAAATGACGTCGAAGTTGCTGAACAGCTATTCCCTCTCGTGAATTTTATTGTCGAATACCAGATTTCTCTACCTAAGCGCAGTCAAGCGTTATATGAGGCCTTGCCAGAAGGTGCGAGGGCTGCAATTGAAAAGCGAGACGAGAAAAAGTAGGCGCCCAGGCCATCGCAGCAGCTGATTTCAGGTGTTAGTAGTTTAGCTGTCTACTTTGGGTGGATTACTGCCAGCGGATAAATCGATTTGGCAGTGCACCACAATGCTGCAACATCAAGGTTCCCCCTAACGCGCCTCCGGCACCTGATCCAGCTGGGTGGTGCACATGCCTGTGCGGCGCTCTTGCCGCATTTCCCAGGCGCCCACTTGCACGGCACTGCCCACCGCCACAGCGTTCTTTCCCCAGCGCTGGTTGATGCGGACCATGGCCACCGTCAGCGCGCTGTGGTCGCGGACCGTGGGGCGGGTTCTTCAGCAGGAGCAATGGCTGCTTGCGGCCGTTAGCGGCATCAAAACCAGGGTAAGGTGACAGATGAAGCGCGCTGACCAGTTAACCTCCCCCCGTAGTTATATTCGGGCCACTAAATGTGTTATTCCTCAACTTTCATGAAAGCATGCAGCAATGCTTCCCCCAATACTCTCAAAATCACTCTCTTTAGCCGCGGCCCCCGTTATTGCAAATGTGTTGTCGCATGGAGGGGCGCGTAGTAGCAAGCCTAGCGATGAGGTGAGTGCCGTGCGCACGATGACACTTGATGGATTCGACGAGATTGCCTTGGCTTGGGATCCAATCCTAAAAAATCATGGCTATCGCATCCATCTAAATTCGGTCTTCTGCCACTCGGCCCCGCAGGTTACATTTAAGGAAATACCTCATCCCAATTACCAAAATGGTAAGAAGCCGCGTCAATGCGAGCTAGCTGACCTTCTGATCGTGATGGATCACGTCAATCGCAGAGATAATATTGACGATAGGCGCGCAGTCCTAGTTCAAGCGAAGATGCTTAAGGGCGGTGTATTAAAGCCAACTGGTCAGCAATGGGTTCAGCACGAATTGCTTGCCTGGCTTCCTGAATTTACCTTCATTGATTCCAGCTACAACCCACGCTCCCGAAAACTGAACCAAGCACCTTCTGTCGGTCGGCCAGCGTATACAGCCGAATATGGGGGTATCGACCTCAACACCTCACCCCCTAAATGGCAACATGAGCTGACGCAGAAGATCGCACCTTGGTTTTATTCGCCAATTTCTCTGTCTGACTATCTGGCAGCTATGGCGACCGGTGACTCTTCCTGTAGCCGGGAGGCCGTTAGAGGTGGGGCGGATGATTGGTCCTTCACCGTTGACGAATTGCTTCGAGTAACCGCGGCACGTCCAATCTCCAAAAAGATTAGTCTCCCCCGCGGCAACAGCAATGTCGTTGGCTTCATCGCCGATACGTCGTCCCTTACGCCCGGTGGCGGTGGCGGTGGCGGTGGCGGTGGCGGTGGCGGTGGCGGTCAAGATTATTTCGATAGCGACACTCCCGAATGGCCTGACGGCCCAATCAGTACCGTTCATCTGACGCTGACGTCGATCGACGATACGCCCGAGAAGTAATGTTCTCGTCCGTTCGCCGACCGAAGACTATGGTCTTTACAGAGCACCCTTTGGATCACTGCTAGTCTGCCCCGGTCAGAAGCGATGTCTCATGTGTCCGCAATGTGTCGACTTCAGCCAGTAGATAGACTGATGTAGCAGATTTGGCCCAAGGCTCGCTCTACCGCGCCACCGGCACTTGATCCAGCTGGGTGGTGCACATGCCTGTGCGGCGCTCTTGCCGCATGCCCCAGGCGCCCACTTGCACGGCACTGCCCACCGCCACAGTGCCTTTGCCCCAACGCTGGTTGATGCGGTCCATGGCCTCCATCAGCGCGCTGTGGTTGCGACACTTGGCGGAGGTTTCTTCAGGCAAAGGGAAAAGGTTGCGTACTGCCAAAAGCAGACAATCTTCGATGAAAGGTGAAGCCCGACGCGGATCATCCGAGCGGGCTTGCTTACGCTTTCTGCCAGTTGCACGGTCAAGCTCAGTCAGAGGCGAAACCTCTTATGGCTAAAACCATGATTTGTTGTGCGTATGTTCATGACAAATCACGACTTGGCTTCTACTGGAAGCCTAAACGGAGCCCCCAGTCGGTTGAACGCGTTCATTGCGGCGATCGTAATCGTGAGGTCAACCAGGTCTTTGGGCGCGAAATGTGCCGAGGCTGCGGCATATGCCTCATCTGATGCATGTGTTTCGCTGACATTCGTCACTTCCTCGGCCCAGGCCAGCGCAGCGCGTTCCTCTTCAGAGAATAGATGGTGCACTTCGTCCCATACGGGAAGCAAGGCAATCTTTTCGATTGACATGGTTTTTCTCAGATCGCGGCTGTGCTTGTCGATGCAATGGGCACAGCCGTTGATCTGCGAAACGCGTAGAAATACGAGGTGCACGAGCTCCTCTGGAAGGTTCGTCTTACTCGTGATGTAGTGGTGGATGCCAAATAACGCCTTCGCGCCATCAGGTGCAAGTTCTTGCCAATTCAAGCGAGTCATTTCTGTGCTTTCTGTTGTTGAAGGTTTGTCAAATCGCGGCCGGTGCTCGAAGTCACCACAGCCTCGTACCTCACCGCTAAGTTACCCTTGCAGGCAGCGGAAAAACAGGCCCAAAAACTGCTGAAATGACTGACCCAAGATGACTGCCCAAAATACGCCCGAAGTGCTTTCCATCCAGCTGGACGGCTCCTCCGTCGTACATATCGGCGATCAGATTCATGCAAGCCTACGTCAGGCGATCATGGATGGAAGGCTTGGAGCGGGCCAACGTTTACCTTCCGGTCGAGACCTTGCCAGGCAACTTGGCGTCGCTCGAGGCACCATCCGTGTGGCTTACGACCGGCTGATTGCCGAGAACTTGGTCTACGGCGCGGGCTCTGCAGGCACACGTGTATGCGCTCGGCAGTTTACTGACCGAAGTGACGACGAGTCTTCATTCGCCGGGCCTTTGGCTGGATTCACCCGCCCATATTCGAGTGCCCCGCAACCATTCCAAATGGGTGTACCCGCTGACGATGCATTTCCAGCAAAGCTCTGGGCCCGAATGAGGGCGAGGGCCGTCCGTGCCGATGCCAACAGCTACACGACCTACTCTGACCCGCGCGGCGAACCAGCGTTGCGCACGCAGATTGCGAGCCACTTGGCCGTCAGCCGACAAATGCGATGTCATCCGGATCAGATCATCGTCACCAGTGGGTATCGGCAGGGCATGATGGTCGTGCTGACGGCGCTGTGCGCGCACGGGCGCAAGGCGTGGATAGAGGAGCCTGGTTATCCTCTTGGAAGGCGTGCGCTGGAGCTGTTTGGGGTGGCGTTAGAGCCCATACTTGTTGACGCAGAGGGTCTGCGCGTGAGCGACGGCATCGCACGTGCACCCGAGGCTCGACTAGCGTTGGTCACACCTGGTCAACATGCGCCTCTGGGCGTGACCCTATCGCCGGCCCGCAGACACGCACTGCTGAGTTGGGCGACTGAAAGGGAGGCCTGGATCATCGAGGACGACTATCTCGGAGAACTTCAACTCGATGGGCGTGCCGCACAGGCTCTTGCCGCTGGTGAAGGTGCCGAGCGTGTGATTCATGTCGGCTCGTTCAGCAAGACGTTAAGCCCGGCGCTGGGTCTTGGTTTTGTGGTCGCACCTCTCTCTTTAGCTGAGCGATTCGTGGAGGTTTGCGCCGCGTTGTCACCGGCTCCAAATCGAAGCACGCAGTTGACACTTCTGGAGTTTCTGGCGGACGGGCATTTCCTGCGGCACCTACGCCAGATGAAGGACCTATACACCGAGCGGCGCGAGCTTGCGCTGGCGCATGTCAGCGAGTTTCTGCCGGGCTCAATGGCGGCAGGCTTAGGCGTGATTGCACCGCTTCCAGGGCTCACCAACGACAGGTCTTTTGTCGCCCTTGCCAAAGCGCAAGGCTTAGCGCCTTCGGCCCTCTCTGCCTGGTATCTGGACCGCACCCATGCGCAGCACGGTTTGCTGCTGAGCGTGACGAACCTGCACCGCGACAACATTGATGCTGCGTGCACAAAACTTGCGAATATCGTCGCAGCTCATTGAGTACCAGCCTGAACACACATACCGGTGGTGGAGGCAGAGTCGTTATGACCACTGCGCCAAGCTACTTATGATCGCTAATTGTCGATTGCAGCCAGCAGACCAATCGATGGGGCAGGGATCCTCAATGGAGGATGCGTCAAGTTTCACCCTAGCGCGCCACCGGCACTTGATCCAGCTGGGTGGTGCACATGCCGGTGCGGCGCTCTTGCCGCATTCCCCAGGCACTCACTTGCACAGCACTGCCCACCGCCACGGCGCCTTTGCCCCAACGGTGGTTGATACGGTCCATGGCCTCCATCAGCGCGCTGTGGTCCCGGCCCGCAGGCTCTGCCTCTTCGGGCAGCAGTGAGGGCTGGTCCCGCGTCTGCGGGCTCAGGTCCAGCAGCATGACGCCAGCCTTGGCCAGCCGGTAGCCGGGCTGGTAGATCTTGCGCATGCCGCGTTCTGCGGCGGCCACCAGCACGGTGGTGTCGCTGCTGGGCTGCACCAGCTGTACGGTGGCGCTTTCGGAAAACCGGGGATCGTTGGCCCTGAATGGGCTGCTGTGCGCAAACACCAGCACGGCGCCGCAGCGGCTTTGCTGGGCACGCAGCTTTTCTGCCGCCCTCTGGGCAAAGTGGCTGACGGCTTCCACCAGGGGCGCCAGGTCTGTCACCGGGCGGCCGAAAGAGCGGGTGCAGGCAATCTGCTGCTTGGGTGGCGGGGCCAGTTCCAGGCTGATGCAGCTTTGTCCGCACAGCTCCAGCACCGTGCGTTCCAGCACCACACTGAACTGGGCCCGGGCCATGGCCGGCGGCATGCGCGCCAGGTCCAGCGCTGTGCAGATGTTGTGCTCTGCCAGGCGCTTGGCAATGCGGCGGCCCACGCCCCACACTTCACCCACGGCGGTCTGCTGCAGCAGTTGCTGCAGCGCCGCCGGCGTCTGCTCTGCAAGGTTGCACACGCGTGCAAGCTCAGGCGGGTAGCTGCCGGGCTTGCGTTCGGCATCCTTGGCGATGTGGTTTGCTAGCTTGGCCAGTGTCTTGGTGGGCGCAATGCCCACGCAGGTGGTGATGCCGATGCCGCGCAGCACGCGGTCCCGGATGGCCCAGGCGCGGCGCGTTGCGTCCCGCACGCCCTGCAGGTTGATGAAGCATTCATCGATGCTGTAAATCTCTTGCTCCGGCCCCATGCCGGCGGCCAGGCTGTGCATGCGGTCGCTCATGTCGCCGTAGAGCGTGAAATTTGCACTGAGGGCGACCAGGCCGGCCTGGTCATGCAGGTGGCGGATCTGGAAGTAGGGGGCGCCCATTTTGATGCCCAGGGCCTTGGCTTCTTCGCTGCGGGCGATGGCGCAGCCGTCATTGTTGGACAGCACCACCACGGGCAGGCCTTTCAGGCTGGGGCGGAAGACACGCTCACAGCTGACATAGAAGTTGTTGCCGTCCAGCAGGGCAAACATGGCATGGCCTACAGGGTGATGATGCGCGTTTGTTCGGTGAGGATGGGGCGGCACAGTATTTTGTAGCCGTCCGCATCAAACCCGGCGGCGACTTTGGCCAGCTTGCGCGCATCGCGCAGGCCGGGGGCGCTGCCCAGGTAGCACCAGTTGTGCACCACGTGGATCTGGCGCATGTCGTCGCACACTTCTTCCAGGCCAATGGCGCCGGGGTAGGGCCAGGTGGCAACGCGCAGGGTCTCCAGCGCGGTGCGCAGGCGTTGTGCATGGGTGGCTTCGCTTTCCAACCCACAGCACACCCCGTTGCACTTGCGCAGCATGTGCCGGAAGCAGGGGCGGCCCTGGGGGAGTTTTTCCAGGCCCAGTTCGGCATAGCAGAGCTGGTGTGCGTCTGCCAGTTCGCGCAGCGCCTGCAGGGCACCGGTGCGGCTGGCGTACAGGCCGTACAGGTTGGGCGTGGCGGCAAAGTCCATGTCTTTGGAGTAGACGACTTCGGGCACGTCGTCATTGAGCTGCAGCGCGCACAGCTGGCGGTTGCGGCGCAGCTTTTGGTTGTAGAGCGGCTGCTGTTGCTTGATGAGCTGGGCCTCCAGCAGCAGGGCGCCTATTTCGCCTGCCGTGCGGATGTGGCTGATGCGCGCGGCCTGGCGCAGCAGGCGGGCTTCATCTGGATTGCGCAGGTGCGACAGCAGGCGTGAGCGCAGGTTGACGCTTTTGCCTATGTACAGCGGCAGTGCGCCTTCTGCCGGGTGGAAGATGTACACGCCGGGCTTGGCCGGCATGTCCAGCAGGGATGCACGCAGGTGTTCGGGGTATTCGTAGATGCGGGCCTGATCAAATTCCGGCCGGCGGCGGGCGGGTATGTGCATGGCCTCATTCCGTGCGAAAGAGCTTGACGCTGCTGGTGACTACGCCCCATATCTCGATGCTCTGCCCGTCCTTTGGCCTGATGTCGGGGTAGGTGGGGTTTTCCGGGCGCAGCATGAACTGGCCGTTGCGAATGTGCAGGCGCTTGCAGGTGAATTCGCCATCAAGCTCGGCAATCACGATGTCGCCGTGGATTGGCTTGAGGTATTTGTCCACCACCAGCAGGTCGCCGTCAAAGATGCCGGCGCCTTCCATGCTGTCACCGGACAGCCGCAGGATGAAGGTGCACAGGGAGTGCTGCGTCAGTTTTCTGGCCAGGTCGATGCGGGTGACAGCAAAGTCCTCTGCCGGGCTGGGGAAGCCGCCACGCACGGGCGATACCGCCATGGGCAGCGGCATGGCGGTAACGATGGCTGGCACGGGCAGGCCGGCAAGTAAACGATTGCTGTACATGCATACAGTGTATGCGAGTTCGCCTTGAGTGTTCAATCCAGGTTGATGTGGTGGATTTGAATCTATATAAAAAGTATTAGCGATGTATTGACGAAGTATCGTGTGCTTTTTATACTTCAGCCATCGTAGCAAGGGAGGAAATCCAATGGCAAAGGCAGATACCGTGTGTGTTTTTACGGCTCGTGGTTTCCAGCAGATTCTTGATGAGGGGGGCTCCCAGGCTTGGGTGTTGGACGCAAAGCGTGCAGCCACCTGCAAATATGTGGTTTGTGTTCAAAACCGTCACGAGCAAGGAGACTGGGCACATCCCAGCGAGGATCACAAGCAGGCGTTTATTGTTGGAAGACTTCAAAGGGCTAGAACTCTGAAGAATTCCACTCCTGTCCGCGTGATGCTTGAGTTCAGCGCTTATGCGGAGATCAGCATTGATGACGCTTGGAATGGTCAGCGCAACCCGGTGCGTTACACGACGCTGGAAGAGCTGGGGATCGATGAAGAAGACCTGAACTTCCAACCAATGCCCACAGGGAACAGCGCTGCTGCAGCGGCCACCAGCATCGAGAGTGAAGAAGGCAACGGCTTGACGATCGAGCAGGCAAAGGCAGGCCTTGCGATCCGTTTTGGCGTTGCGCCAGAGCAGATACAAATCACCATCAGCGCGTAATGGCAGCGTGAAGGAGCATTGCAATGTCTCCGGCTCGTGAAGACGCTCCGAAAAAGAAGCGAAAACTCATATGCGGGGTTTGCGGTGTCGTCCTGGTCGACGACGACCGCGATTCCGAGAAGCTTTCAGAGGAGGCGGATCTTCCGCCGCTGGAGATACCAGACTTCCTTCGGAAGCAGGTTGACCAAGGCGAGAAGTAGCGCGTCACTCTGCTCCGCGTTCCATCTGCACCTTACTGCCTAGGCCGCCGTCGTTCAGCGTGTGGCACACCTCTTTGACCAGCCAACCCTGGCCGTCGATGTCTTCCTTGAAGCCGGTCACGCGGACAGGGCTTTGGGGCATCAGTTCTGGCCGGCCCAGGGCAAGGGTCAGCTCGAACGTGGCCATGCCGCGTTCCAGGCGCTGGCGTTCGGCACGGGCTGCGGTCAGGGCGTCCTGTTCGCTGGCGTAGGTTTCTTTCAAGGTTTTGACGTTGCGGGTTTTGTCGCCGGCGATCACTTCCTTGCGCTTGCCATTGACGCGGTCAGACCACCAGGCGCGCACGCCGTCGAATGCCTCACGGGTGCTGCTGCTCCAGCGGTGCTGGTCCCCGCTGGCCCGGGTGATGTGGACGGTGGGCAGACTTTCGCCCTTGCTGGTGGTGGTGCCGTTGATGGGCATGAACAGCAGGTGCTTTTTCTTGACGGTGGCCACGGCGTCGTACTTGCGCGCCAGGCGGGTCAGAAAGTGCATGTCGCTTTCGTTGGTCTGGTCCACATGGTCCACCTTGGTTGCGGCCAGCTTGGCATCCACCTTGTGGCTGAGGCTGTTGCGCTTGGCCACTTCAGCCAGGATGGCGCCCAGGGTGGTGTTGTGCCAGCTTTTTTCTGCACGTTTGCGGATCTCGCCGCCCAGGTCTGCCGCGCGGGCGCGGATGGTGACTTTGTCCGGGGCGCCGGTGTGCTCTACCTCGTCCACCACAAAGGTGCCTTTGTCGATCAGCGGCTGGCCTTGACAGCCAAGCTGCAGCTCGATTTCGGCTTCCTTGCGGGGCAGGGTGAGCTGTCCGTCACTGTCATCCAGTTCCAGATCCAGCTGGTCGGCCGTGTTTTCGCGCCCTTCGGTGAGCGTGAGGCTGATCAGCCGGGCATCGACGGCGGGGGTGATGTCTTTGCCGGCCACTACCAGACGGTAGGTGGGGGCGGGGTGGCGGTAGCGTTCCTGGTCTGCCATGGTGGTTCCTATTCCTCGCCGGCAGCCACGTATTGGCCGGTTTCGTCCACATCTACCTGCTGGCCGCCGGCTTCGTCGTCCACGCGGGTGAGTTGCAGGTCAAAGGCGATGCGGCGGGGCGTGCCGTCTGGAAAGTGCAGGGTGCCGGTTTCGTTGAGGCTTTCGATCACATACTGGCCAAACACTTCACCGGTGCCGGCCACCACTGCAAATGCCTGGCCGCTGTCGCCCATGGCGCGCAGTTCGGCCACGCTGGCGTAGGTGCCGCACAGTTCTGGCGACACCCAGCCGCTGAGGCTGATGGTGTCGTCCCCTACGCCCACAAACTGGCGGGCCGCCCGGGCGCCCACGCGGCTGGTGCTGGGGTGGCGCCAGGTGTTGCTGCGCTTGAATTCTTCATAGGCCAGGGTGTCCAGGCCAAACACGAATTGGCCCAGGGCCAGGAGCATGGATTGGGTCATGTGGGTGGGCCTGATTCAGCTTTGGTCATACAGGCCGCTGCGGCGGCGGGCGCCGGCGGCGCGTTCGCGCTTGTCCAGCTCGGCAGTTACGGCACGGGCAACGTCCTCGGGTGTCATGCCTGGGGTTGCGTGGATGACGATGTTGTAGTTGCCGCCGCCACCCGCCGCCGGCGCGGTGGACAGGCTGGGTGCCATGGGCGTGCCGCGGCTGACCATGGGCATGGCACCTGCGCCGTCTGGCCCGTCAGGGCCAACAATCGGGCCGTCTGCCTGGGCCACAGGCACCAGGGCGGCACCGGCCACGGCCAGTGCGGCGGTGCGCACGGCGGCCTGGCCTTTTTCCATGCCCACGGCGGCGCCTTCGCTGATCCAGCCGCCGAATTCGGTGAAGACCTTGGAGGGGCTGGCGATGCCCAGCTTTTCCTTAAACCAGCCGGCCACGGCGGTGGCGGCACCCACCACGGTGTCTTTGAGGGCGCCCAGCTTGTTGGTGATGCCGCCAATGAGCCCATCCACAATGAAGCCGCCCAGTGACATGAACTGCTGCGGCACCTGGATGCCCAGCGCACCCAGCGCCGTGGTGATGGCGGACCACAGCAACCCTAGCGGGCTGAAATTGAGCAGGGCCTGCAGCCAGGCGCTGACGCCACCGGCAAAGATGCCTTGGACCATGCTGACCATGCCGTTCCACAGGGTGCTGAGCGCTGATACCAGGCCGGTCCACAGCCGCAGGCCGCCGGCCGCAATGGTGTCCCAGTTCTGATAAATGAGCATGCCGGCGGTAATGAGCAGGCCGATGGGCCCCAGAAACCGCAACAGCACCGGGCCAAAGCGCATGAGCACTGGCAGCAGCTTGGCGCCCCAGGTGAACATGCCGCGCAGCAGGGTGAGCGGGCCGGAGGTAACGCCGATCTGGGCCAACATCCAGCGCAACGCCATGCCCTTGGCCACGATCAGGCCCAGGGGGATGAGCAGGGCGCCCGTGGCGGCCAGGAAGGCAGCCACGGCCAGCGCGCCCATACCCAGCCAGCGCACCAGCTGCTGGTTTTCCTGCACCCATTTGTTGAAGTTGCCGCTGGCTTCGCCCAGCCAGTTGACCAGATCCTTCAGATCCGGGGCCATGGCCTTGCCAATGCTGGCCAGAGCGTTGGTGGCAGAGCCCTGGGCGGCTTCCACCACGTTGGTGAAGGTCCCCAGCTGTTCATTGACCCGAGTTTGCAAGTCGGCCTGGTCGCCCATCTTTTCGACAACTTCGTCGTAGCCAGCTTTCCCCTTGCTGATCAGGAGGTTCAGGACGGTAATGGTTTCGCTGTCGTCCCCGAACAAATCCTTCATGACCTCAAGTCGCCGTTCAGTACTGAGGTCATTCAGCTTTGCCAGCTGGGCATACATCTGATCGATGCCGCCGAATTCCCCCTTGCCATCGGTGAAATTCATCTTCAGATCAATGCCCTTTTCCGCTTTCAAGCCATCAGTGACTTTCTTGATCTTGTCGGTGTTCATTGCACCTTGAAAGATCTTGCGGAAAGCGTTACCCGCAGAACCGCCTTCCATCGAAATCTGATCCGTCATCACCAGCAAAGGCGCCAGCATCTTGCTTGCTTCCAGCCCTTCCTTGCGGATGATGCTTAGCATCGGCGACATCTTGCTGAACCCTTGCAGCATGTTGCCCTTATCAACCCCCAGGTAGTAGGTGCGCTGGATGGTGTCCATTAACCCCTGCATGTCCTTTTCACTGGTGCGGGTGGCGTCCTGCATCTTGGCGGCGAACTCTGCCGCCTCGGTGACCGGCATTTGCAGCTGCACACCCAGCAGGGCTGCGGCTTCGCCCGTGCCGCCCAGGATGCTCTGGGCAGACAGGCCCTGGCGGCGGAGCATGGTCATCATCTCGATGAAGTCCGCCGTGGTGCCGGGCAGGCGGTCCCCCAGCTTGGTGGCCAGGTCGTTGATTTTTTCAAACTCTTCGGGCACCGACCCGTCGGCCTTCATCATGCTGGCCTTGAGCTGGGTGGTGGCGTTTTCCTGCGGTGCAAACGCACCCATGGCTGCTGACACCGGGCGGGCCACTTGCTTGCCGGCATAGATGGAAGCGGCGCCGGCCACGGCCATGCCGCCGCCAATGGCCGCGCCCTTGGCGGCCTGCTGCTGGATCTGGGCCAGCTTGCGCTGCTGGTCGCCCTGGCGCTTGAGCGATTCGGTTTGGGCCTTGATGCGGGCCGTGGTGGCTGCAACGTCTGCACCCATGCGCTTTTGCGCTTCGCTGACGCTTGTGATGCCCAGGGAGGTGAGGTTGGAACGCAGCTTGAGCAGCGTGGCCTGCTGTTCCTTGAACTTGGCAGTTTGCTTTTCGACAGCCTGCTGGCTGGCCTTGATCTGCGCCGTGGTGCCAACACCTGATGCACGCAGGGCCTGCAGGTTTTGGGACAGCACCTTGAGCTGGTTGCTGGTTTCCTGCAGGGCCTGGGATTGCTTTTGGAAGTTGCCCAGCGCCGCCTGCTGGGTGTTCAGCTGCTTGAGCTGTTCCCGCGCCGCCTTGAGGGTGGCTGCGGTTTCCTTGCTGCCCTGGCCGATGCGCTTGAGCGGGGCCATGGCCTTGTCCACCAGGTCAAGGACCACGCGCAGGCGCATGTTCTGGTCGGCCACTGCTTATTTCTCCGGGGTGTTGATGCGGTTGTGGATGGCAATGGCGCTTTCACGGCAGCGCATCAGCTCGGCAGGGTCCATGGCGTCCAAGACAGCCGGGGGCCAGTGGAAGAAGAAGGCCACCACGTCCATGGCCTCTTCAATCCGGTCGGGGAGCTTTAGCTGCGCTCCTTCTTCGGCACGAAAAAACTCACCAGTTCCGTGCCGAGCTTGACCAGGTCCACCGGGTCGATCAGGTCAAAGTCAGGCTTGACCAGCACAGGCTCCGTCACGCGGGGCAGTACGGTCTGCAGGGCGTCGGTGTTCAGGCTGAGCAGGTCCGACAGGGTGACGCGGCGCAGGGCGCCGCCCATGGGCTTGCGGATGGTTATGACTTCGATCGTCTGGCCGCTGGGGCGGGTGATGGGCTCTTCCAGGGTGACGGTGCGGATCTTGTCGTCCTGGGCGGCGGTCGACTGGGCGGAATCGATGGCTTGGGTGGCTGTTTCTTTAGCTGGCATGGTTGGGGCTTTCTGGAAAATGGCGATTCAGGGGAGGGCGGGCATCAGATGCCCAGCAGCTGGCGCACGACGGCGAACTGGTCCACGCCGGCGAATTTTTCGATCATGCGGATGGCGTCGATCTCGATCAGTTCTTCGCCGTCCCAGGTGAGGCGGTAGTAGTTGAGGGCGACCTTGCACTTGAATTCGGACTTGTCGCCGGCCTTGGCGCTGCCCATGTCGATCTCTTCCCAGCGGCCACGCATGGAGACCTCGACCGCGCTGTATTGGCCGGTGTCGTCGCTTTGCACGACGCCCACAAAGCGGATGGGCACTGCGTTCACGCCGGCGGCGCCAAACTGGCGGATAACGTCTTTCAGCCAGCCGCCGGAGGAAACTTCCGATTCCAGCCCTTCCATGCCCAGATCGGTCTTGGCGGGCAGGTTCATACCGCCGGAGCGGTAGTCCTCCAGCTTGCGGGTGAGCTTGGGGAGGGTGAATTCCTCGACCTCACCGGTGTAGTTGATGCCGTCAACAAAGACGGCGAAGTTCTTCAGGACTTTGGGCATGCCCATGGTGGTGTTCTCCTGCTAATCGGTGGTGGGCAGTCAGGCCGCGGCCTGGACGTTGGCCGCGAAGTCAGCGAAGTAGCGGTCTGTGATGCGCTGCTTGAATGTGAGGTTTTCCAGCGGCGGCACGGGGGTGTAGTCGTAGTCGATGAGGGCCTGGCCTTCCTTGAGGGTGGGCGCTTCGTTGACCGTGGCGTCAAACCAGGCGCTGCCGCCCAGCAGGTAGCCGCCGCCAATCAGTTCGCGGAACTTGGCGTTGACGCCGTCCAGGATGTCTTTGATGAGGCTGGGGTGCAGAGGCTTGTCCACGGCCCACATGTGGGCCTCTGCAATGCTGTCGGCCAGCACATGCGCGGTGCGCACGGAGCTTTCAAAGGCAAACAGCGGTTCGTCGCTGCAGGTGCGGCTGCCCCAGAAGCGGTAGCCGTCGCGGTTGATGAGTGTGGTGACGTCTGCGCCGTTGAGCAGGCCGGCGTCGGTGGCCGGGTTCTGCAGATCCCAGTAGATGTCTTTGTTGATGCCGGTGACGCCGTTGACTGCCACGTTGGACAGGGTCTTGTGCCAGCCGGTTTCCAGGTCGATCTTGGCGCGCAGGCCCAGGGCATAGGCTTCGGCCCAGGCATCCACGGTGGCATTGGATACGGTGTCCCAGCGCTGGAAGTCGGCATGGATCAGCATCAGCTCGCGCTTGCCGAATTCGCCGCGGTAGAGGATGGCATCGCCCACGGTGTCCTGGTAGGTGCCGCAATAGGCCATGCCGCGCAGCTGTTCCCCCAGCGTGGCCAGGGCCGTGGCCACCGGCTGGGTGGACAAACCGGGTGCACCCAGGATGCGGGGTTTGACGCCGAGCTTGCCCTGCGCCGCCAGCATGGCCTTCATGCCGGTGTAGGTGCCGTCTGCCGCCACGCCGCCAATGACGTTGCTTGTCAGGCTGGCGGCCTTTTCTTCCGGGGTTTCGCCCACACCATCGGGGACACGCACCACCACGGTAATGGGCAGGCATTGCTCGGCAATGGCATCCAGCGACTTGGCCAGGGTGCCCAGCACGCCCGCCTTGGCGATGGCATTGCGCACATGGGTGATGAGGACTGGCTTGTTCAGCGGGAAGGTTGCGTCATCGGCATCGGATGCGGTGGCAACCATGCCAATCACTGCCGTGGATACGGTGCGGATGGTGCGGATGCCTTCGGTGATTTCGAGGACACGCACGCCGTGGTGGTATTCGGTGGACATGGGCGCTTGAGGGGCTGGAGTTTGCGACCCCTCAATGGTCGCGATCCCCCCGCGTGCGCGCCAGCGCGGGAGGGTGTAGGGGATGGGTCTACATCACAAAGCCGGGGCGGGCTCCGGTTGCGTGGCTGGCCAGCCCATGGTTTCGTCGTAATCGTCCAGCGCGGCCTGGCGTTCGGCAGGGTCTTCGATCTTGGCAATGGCGTCGATCGCATCATGGTGCGCGCACTCTGCCGCAAAGCAGGCCTGCACATGCAAGGCGATGGCTGCAGCAATGCCTTCCACCTCTGCCACGGCGAGCGTGACCCAGCCGGATGAGGCCTTGAACTTGACTTGCTCCAGCCCGGCCAGGCGTGCATTGGCCACGACGGTGGTGATGCGGTTTTGGTCATCCAGTGCCGTTGCCACTTTGATGCCGCCGGGCAGAGTGATGCCGCCTGTCTCGACTTCCCAGCGGTAGCGGGTGACGATTTCCTTCAATCCCTGTGCAGTGATTGCCGGCTGCGGAGGGTTGAGGTGTTCGTCAACCTCCTCGGAAGTCATGGGCACCAGGCCTGGGCGCATTGATGTCTCAGGCGTCCCTGCGGGATATGCCCAAACGCTACCGCTTTGGTCTTTGAAGTAGTCCATTTGCATTTAGCTGATCTCCAAACCGGCGGCAATAGTCACCCCGGTAGTCACAAACCGGAACGCTTCATCAGGCAAGATCACCCCGCCGGCAGTGACGTTTGCACCCACGGTGGCGTATTGCCCGATGTCTGCCAGCACCCAGATACCAGAACGCAGCAGCTGCAATTGCAAAGCGCCATTCGCCGTAGTCACGTTGGCGGTGGCCTCCACCCAAATGCTGCGGCCGCGCAGATTTGTGTACGCAGTGCCCGTTACGTAGGCGGCATTCGTTCGGGTCTGCCCATCACCCAGCGCCTTGTGGCGCCCCTCCAGTGTGGCCACGCGGGCATCGATCAAGTCCAGGCGCGCATTGAGCGCTGCTGCATTCAGCGCACCAGGGTTCACTACGCGGCCATACATGCGGATCATCCAGATGCCGTACCAGGTTCGGGGCCGGGTTTCCGCCCCCACACGCGGTTCACCGTTCGTGCCATCGGTGACGATGGTCGATTTGCTGGTGCTGCCAAACAAGACTGTGTACTGCACGCCACCAGACATTGTCGGCGTGTCCGTTGCAGACGGCCCAAATGGCACATCAAATTTGTGCCCTTGCATTTGGTCCAGCACGGCCGTGCCCAGCAGCGCGCCAGCAGGGTTGGCGCCCACGCCGTAGAAGGCACCCACGTTGCCCGGCTGCACGCCGTTCTTGTCCGGCGGCCGCATCCAGCTGGCGCCGTCGCCCAAGCTCCAGTGGGTCACGCGCTTATAAGGGTCTGCCTGCCACTGGGCCTCTGTGCAGGTGAACTGCGTGGCCGTGACCTCGGCACGCATGGTGGGGTACATCAGGTCTGTCAGCTGTTGGCCGCTGGATTGCGTATCGCCCTGCGGTATGGCGCCGGCGAGGCCACCCCAAACGTATGGCGTGAACCGCGGCAGACCGCCCACTTCAGCCAGGGCAGCGCCCAGGCCCTCCGGCGTGACGGCCACATCCGGGCGCACACCTTCCTTGGACTCATCCACGGTGGCCAGTTTGACCAGGCCGCGCTTTTGCGGGGTGGCAACGAGGCTTTCCACCCAGGCCCGGCTGGCAATGGCCACCGCAGGGTCGATGGTGAGCTTGACGGTGGCGGTGCTGCTGATTTCCACCACCATGCGCATGACCATCTCGCGGGCGGCACCTTCAGCCAGCACGGGCTTGTAGGTTTCCGGGTAGTTGCCCACGGCAATGCACTGCGCGCCATTGGCGCCGCCGTAGATGGCGGTTTCGCGCACGGTCCAGCCGCCCACGTCGCCGGGGACCACGGCTTCCACAATTAGCCAATTGGGGTTGTCCGGGTGCTGGGCAATGTCGGTTATGGCCAGGCGGTGCACTTCGCGCTTGAGGGCGGTCTGCGTTTGCACCGGCACCACGGGGGCGCCACCGCCGTCGCCCAGGCACATGTGCGTCCAGGGCACGGTGGTTTGCATGACCTGGGCATTGGCATGCAGCGCTGCGCCCAGGTTGGTGAGGAGGGTGTAGTAGGTGCTCACGGCTTAGTGCATGGGGTAGATGGTGGTGGTCAGGGCGTCATGCGCGGCAAACGCCCAGCCGTGCGCAAGCGCTGCGGGCGTGATGTCTTTGGGCTGCATGGGGTATACGGTGGTGGTGTCACCGGCCAGCAACTGCATGCCTACGGTGACGGTGCCGCGCGTTTGCAGGCTGGTGCGCAGGGTGCGCAGCACGCAGGCCTGGCGCTTGTATTCCTGGATCAGCGCAGCGGCGCGCTCCATGGCGGCCTGGGTGAGCGGGCGGTCCACCACGGCCACATCCACGTCGAATTCCGCCCAGTGGGCGCCGGCAGGGTGTTCAATGACGCGCACGCTTTCCAGACCGCTGCGCAGCAGGGCTTCACGCACGGCCCAGGTGGTGCCTTTTTTCTGGTGCAGGCGCATGGATGCGGCCACCATGGCGCGTTGCTGGGCTTCGGTCCAGGCCAAGTCCCATTCGTCCACGCTCCAGGCCCAGGCCAGCCAGGGCAGCAGGAGGAGGGGGCAGTCCCAGGGGCTCCACAGCGTGCGGATGACTTCCGGCGTGTGCCGCAGGCGACCGGCCCTGGCCATGGCCCGCTCCAGCGGGGTGGCGTTGGGGGGTAGCAGGTGGGCATCAGACATAGCTGCCCTCTGCAGGCTGGATGTCCACGCTGGTGCAGTAGGCCACCTGATGGGGTTCGACCACCACGTCGGCAACCGGCGTTTCCAGCGCCACCTTTTGCACGCCTTGTACATGCAGGGCGCCCAGGACACCGCTTTCTGCCACGTCGTACCCCAGGCGGCGACAGCTGGCCAGGTAGGCAGCCAGGACGGCGCCCGCACGTTCCAGCGCGGATGCACTGGCGGGACCGGGATACAGGCGCAGCAGCGCCTTGACGGCGAAGGGCAGCACCTCGGCCGAGGCGACCTCGACGGTGTCGTTCTGGGGGCGCACATCGTCCGGGCTCAGGGCGGCAAGGACCTTCTCCAGCAGTTCCGGGCTGGCGGTTCCGTCCCCCACGCGGGAGAGCACGTATACCCGGACGGTGCCCGGGGTGGTGGTGATGGGCATGGCGTCCAGCACATCGGCATCCGCGCCCAGGGCATGGAAGATGTAGCTGCCGTGGCTGCCGGCGACGGTCAGCCCTTCAAACGCCATTTGCGCGCGGCGGCGCAGCTGGTCGTCGGTTTCGCCCACCAGGCGCTGCACGCCGTTGTTGGCGGCGGCCACGTCCAGATCTTCATCCACGGCATAGGCCAGCATGACGGCCTTGGCGCTGTCGTTGATGCGGGCCTGCATGGCCACGTTTTCATAGGCCCAGCGCTGCAGGATCTTGGTGGCGGGTTCGGATTCCAGTTCCAGCACATCGGCCATTTCTGGATAGTCGTAAGCCATGTCGGCCACCACCTGGGCTTTGAGGCGGGCAAATTCCGCTTCAAAGTCCAGCGGCAGCACCACGTTGGGGGCTGGCAGTTGGGACAGATCCACGCTCATGCAGCACCCCGCAGTTGCAGGGCAGCAGACAGGCTTACGCTGCGGCCCTTGTAATCACCCTCCAGCGCCAGGGTGGCCTGGCCGGGCTCCGGGCCAAAGTCCAATCCCACCCGGGTGACGCGCAAGCGGGGTTCCCAGTTCATCAGCGCGCTGGCAATGGCGGCATAGCAGCGCAGGCGGGTGATGGAGTTGGCGGGGGCATCCATCAGGCTGAGCAGGATGCTGCCGTAGGTGCGCCGCTCCAGCCGGGAGCCGAGCGGAGTGGTCAGGATGTCCACAATGGATTGGCGCAGGTGCGCAATGCCGGTGATGCGGCGGCCTGTGGTGCGGTCCATCATTGCGGGCCCCCGGTGTTGCCACCATGCGGATCTGGGTGGGCGTGGGTGCCGCCGATGTTCTTGCCGTCGTGGGTGATCTGGCCGCCTTCAAAGTCCATGCCGCCTTGCACAGCGTTTCGGCCGCCGCCGCCGGCTTTGCCCGCTATGCCGCCATTGAATGTGAGCAGCTTTTGCACGGTGACAGCGCCGGTGAAAGTGGTTTGCGCACTGTCCACCGTGTATTCGGGCGTGGTCAGCGTGGTGCCTTCCGGCGTGATGTGCAGGGTGGACGTCCCCACCCGCAGCGTGATGGCCTGGGAAATGTCGAACACCAGGGTGCCGGCCTGGCGGTTGTGCTCCCAGTAGTCGGTGGCGCTGAAGTCGTGCCGCTCCACATCAGCACTCTCGGAGCCTTGGGGCATGTCTTCACTGAAGCTGCCCACCAGGGCGGACGCCTGGCCCAGATCGCCTTCCGGAGAAAACAGCAGGCAGGGTTCACCAATGGCCGGCACACGCCAGTGGCGGGTCTGCTGGCCGCCGCCGGCGGCCAGGCTGATCCAGGGCACCCAGTTGGTCAGCAGTTCGCCGGCGCGCACCCGGCAGCGCGCAGGGCGGCCAGGGCGCACTTCTTCCACACGCCCCTCACGGATGAGGTTGGCAAGCAGGCGGTACAGCTCTACCGGGCTGTGTTCTGGCGCTTGGTCGGACATGCCAGCCATGGTGCCCAGCGCTACGCGCGGGCGCCAGAGCGCGCGCATGTAGCGGCAGGGTCTACACAATCAGCTGCCGGCGAGGCGGTCCAGGATGATGTCGCGCAGTTGCTCCAGCTGGTCCTGGCTGATGCCCAGAAGAGGGCGCTCCGGGTAGCTGTACTCTGCGCCACCTGGCGCCACACGGTCGCGCAGGCCAAAGTGGTGCACGCGGGCAATGCGTTCTGCCCGGCCAATGAACTGCACCACGGCAGAGTCTGTAAATGCCTTGGTGCGCAGGTGGCGCGCCATACGCATGCGGCGGAACATGGGGCCTTGGCGCAGGCGGCCTTTGGCATCGCGGCTGCGGTTCTTGCGTGGTTCCCAGGCCTGGCCGTCCGGGCTTTGCTGGGCGGCCATGGATTGCTGATTGGCCTTGCGCACGCTGATGGCCACTTCCCGGGCAAGTTGGCGGCGCTCTGCTGGTTGCAGGCGTGCAATCAGGGGGCTGAGCCAATCCTCCAGCCGGAGCAGATCGTCTGCCATGGGTCAGGGGGCCAGCGGTGGCCAGGCCGCCAACTGCTGGCCGTTAAGGTAGAGCGAGGTGACTGGGTCGTGCGGCATGTCTGCCGGGCCGGGTGGCTCTGCCCGGTGCAGCAGCTCAAACGCACCAGGTGCACCACCTTCCAGAGCGCGGGCGTGCACGGATTCGGTGAGCTGCAGATCCAGCACCAGATCCAGCGCCTGGGTATTGAGGTATTCCGCCTGGATGCGGATGGCCTGCCCCTTGGACTGGGGGTTGTTCAGCAGGTCGGACTGGTGGGCACGGAGCCAGACAAGGATGGGGCCCACCGCTGCGTCTGGGTGGCCGGTGAAGTCGCACAGCACGGTGCGCAGGGTGTAGTGCCACTGCCAGCCCAGGGCGGCGGTGCCGGTGGTGGCGATGCGGCCATCGAGCACGAACATCATCAGCCGTTCGGGATCGCGGGCGAATTCCGGCAGCGGGGCGGTGAGGTGGGCACGCAGGCTAAGGGGTTTGCGCATGGTCCAGCTCCTGCAGCTTCTGGCGCCAGGCGGTGAAGGCCTGCTTTACTGCACCGTACTGGGCAATGCAGTGGTTGAGTTCGCGGATGGCCTGGTCTCCGTCGTGGCTGATGCCGGCAAGACTTGCTGCTGCCGCTGGGTCAAGTTCGGCGTACGTGGGGCCAGGTTCAGCGGCGGGAAGTCCGGCGGGCTGTATTCCAGCGGGCTGACAGCTGGCGGGCAGGACGACAGGGACGTGCACGCGGACAGTGCCAGCGCCAAGGCCAGCAAGATGGGTGTTGTGGGCTGCATCGGCTTCTTTCTGGTCATTGGACAGCTGGTTTTCCAAGGTGGTGATGCGGTGGCGCAAGCTGGCTTCGGCCTCAGTGCGTTCGCCGCGCAGCCAAGCGGTGGTGCGGGCGTGGCGGCGCTGCAGGTCTTGCAGTTCGACCGCGGCGGCACGGGCCACGCGGCGGCCTTCAAACAGCACGCCGGCGTAGAAGGAAGCCAGCAGCACGGCGCACAGCAGAGCGGCAACAGCCAGACGGTCGGTAGAGGGACGCAGCATCACAGCACCCCCGTGCATGCGGCGTGGCGCGAGAGCTGGCGGGTCCACACGCCCATGCAGCGCTTGTTACCCGGGGTGCTGCAGTCATACCCGGCTGCGAACTTGTAGCGCAGGTAGGCCTGGCAGGCCGGGCCGTAGTTGCCGACCACGTACTGGGCGCGCATGGTGCTGTTCCACCAGTTGGTGCAGCCGTACTGGCCAGCGAAGTCCACCGCCTGTTCAAACTCCACGGGGTGCATGGGCGTGTCGCCCAGGCTGCGCTTGACGCAGGCCACGTAGGTGTTTTGCAGCAGGTTGGCGGCCAGCTCACCCGCACGCTGGCGGGTGATGGGCGGATCTGCCATGGTGACGCGGCGCCCATCTTCATAGTGGGTGGCGCCGTGGCCGATGGTGGCCACATCGCCCTTGGTGGGGATGGTGGGGGCGGCAGTGAAGCCTTCATGCCCGATCCAGGCGACCAGGATGGCGGCGGTCAGGCCCAGGGCGGATGCAGGGGTGCGCTTATTCATGGCATTCCCCCTGAAGCTTGCGCATGCGGGCTTCGTGTTCCCGCTGCTGGCGGGCGTTTTCTTCGCGTTTGAAGCCTGCTTCCACACGGCGGTAGTGCCAGTTGATGAGCAGGCCCACCACGGCAATGACCAGGCCGGCCACGGCAGCGAATTCGCTGGAGAAGAACCAGCCACCTGCGGCGCCCACTGCGCCGCCGGCGGTGATCTTCTGGCCAAAGGCGGCGCTGCCAGCGGCTTCCACAACGGTGTCTGTTTTGAGTTCCATGGTTGCTTTCAGTCCCACAGCTGCACGGTGGGTTTGGGTTGGGGCACCGGAATGTCCGGCATGGTGACCAGAAGCCCCTGGGGCAGCACCAGCCCGTGGCGGGTAAGGCCGGGGTTGGCCTGCATGACAGCTTCCACCACGGCACGGGTGCGGCCGTAGTGGCGCCAACACAGGGCATCTACCGTTTCGCCTTGTTGGGTGCGGATTTGCGTGGCCATGGCTGACGGGGGTTACAGCAGATCCACGGTGCAGCGGGGGCGGGCCAGCAGATCTGCAATGGCCCAGCGCTGGTTGCGGCGGTGCTGGTCTACCTGGATGGCCAGGTCTTCTAGCACGCGGTCTGCCTTACCGGAGCCCGCAGGGATGGTGGAGAGGTTGCGGTAGGCCTCTGCCAGATCGGCCTGCAGGCAGGCGTGCACAGCGCGGCGGTAGTAGAGGACTTTGGCGCTTTCGCCATCCATCTGGGGCGCAGGCACATTGGCCAGGCAGGCATAGCCCCAGCGGGTGCGTTGTTCATCCGCCCAGTCCTGCAGCTCTGCATTGACGCTGAGCATGGCGTCCATCAACGCAGGGCGCAGGCGGTCTGCAGTGACAGTGCCATCCAGCCGGCAGGCGTTGCGCACCTGGGCCGGATCCATGTCTGGGAACCAGGTGCCATTGCTGACCACGGGCTCTTGCGTGGCCGCTGGCGGGTTGGCTGTGACGATGAATCCATTCATGGTGCAGGGCGCTGTGTTGCGTTAGGTAGGTTGGGGCGGATGGCACAGGTGGGCGGTGGTCCAGGACGTTGGCCGTGCGCGGCGGCGCCGGCGTGGCCGCGGCCCTGGAGCCGCCCGGCGCGGGGTGCGCTCAGTCGGGCGCCTGGTCGGCTGGGGCCTGCGCTTGCAGTTCCTTCCAGCGGCGTTCCAGGCGTTCCACATCTTTTTTGACGCCGATCTGCACATGCAGGGCGATGGCGCGCTGCAGCTGGGGCAGGGCAATGGCCACTTGCTCACGCTGCAGCTGCTTGGCGTCCACGTCATGCGTGGCGGTCTTGCCCATGGCGGCCCAGCCGATGGCCTTGTGCAGCTTGGCACGGGCCTGGTCGTGGGTGTCGTGGTCTTTGGTGAGGTCGTCCACCTGTGCCAGCGCCACCATGGCGTCGGTACCGGACAGCTTGCCGGCAATGGCGGCTTCGCTGATGTCATCCAGCAGCAGGGTGGGCAGGTTGCGCTGGTACTGGTCGGGCAGCTGCAGGCCGTGGCGCAGGCAGTAGCCGGCCAGCTGCAGGCCTTGGCGCCAGTTGCCCACGTCCAGGTGCCACACCAGCAGGGTGGTGACCACGGGGTCCTGGGCGCCGGCGTCTGCCTCCAGCACGCCGTCCAGGTAGTTGTCGAAGTCGGCCAGCATGGTGCGCTTGGCTTCGATCTTCTTTTCCACGGACTGAATGGCCTTGAGGGTGCGCAGGTGGGCGTGGAGCTGGGCCAGCATCAGTTCGTGTTCAGCCCCCTGCATGGGGCCATGGGGGTCTGCAGCCGCCGCCTGGGCGGCCTGCTGGGCAGCAAGGATGCGGGCGCGGTGCCGCTGGCAGGGTGTTTGAGGCATGGTGTTGGGGGTGTGCGGGTCAAAAAAGGGCCGCCGCGCCGTGGCGGCAGCGGCCCAAGGGGACAGCAGGCGAGGTCAAGGGTTGATGGATTCGATGTTTTCCACCAGGGCGCACTGACCGAATTTTTCGACCACGAAGGCGTCGTTGCTGGACTCGTAGAACTCGATACGGTTGCGCTCCATCGCATCCTTGACGCCGCGGCGGCGGGCACCGTCCTGGTAGTAGATGGACAGGTTGTCCAGGCGGGTGATCAGCACGGTGCCTGCTGGGAAGTAGGGCACCACGACTGCCGGCAGACCGCCCAGTCGGCGCTGGCTGACCACGATGTCAGCGGCCAGACGCTCGGTGGGCGCGTCGTTCTTTTCCACCAGGGGAAAGAGCTTGTCGTGCATTAGGTCGCGGCCCAGGATGGCGACCAGCTGCGGGTCTTCCTGATACCAGGGGTCCAGCAGGGTCTTGGTGGCGTCGTAGACCAATGCATCCAGGTGGGCAAAGTCGCCACCAGGGCCAATGGTGACTTTGCCTGCGGCAGCACCTTCTTTCACCACCCGTTCGGGGGCGCTGGTGCGGATGTGCTCCAGCCAGCCGATGTTCACGTCCTGCAGCAGCGGGTTGGCCACACGGTCGGTGTCGTCAGCGGCATGGGTACCGTTCCAGCCGATCATGATGCGGTCCAGGGCGCAGCGCTGCAGCACCTGGTCGCTGATACGGGTCTGGAAGTCTTTGAACTTTGCCCAGGCATCCAGCGTGGCGTAGCGGATGTGGGTGTCGTAGTCGGTCTGGACGCACTCATACTTGCCGCTGGACAGGCTGGTGGCGTCCTGAGTTTGGCGAGACTTGTTGCCGCTGGTGTCGGTGCGGCCGGCGATGGTGCCGTTGACTCCCAGGCCGAGCTTTTCGCCCTTCATCTCGGCCACGCCGATGATGTTGATCTTGCCCAGGAAGTCGCTGGATTCCTGCAGCTTGCTTTCCAGCTTTTGCTGGACGCTGGGGGCGACGTTGAATTTATCGGCAGCGCTGCCCACGCCGTTGTTGCGGGCTTGCTGGTCCATGTAGCCAGTGAAGTGCTGGCGGGTTTCGTTGCGCATAGGGTTCCTTGGAATGGGGTGTGAAGGGGGGCGGGCCGGGCTCAGTAATCGGCCACGTCGCGGCCAGCGCCACCTGTGGCTGCAGGGCGGTGCGGATCTGCGGACTGGGTGCTGAGCTGCTGCACCAGGGCGTCGTGCTTGCCTTCCAGCTTGGCCAAGCCTTGGCTGAACTTGTCCGCCGTGTCAGCAAAGGCCTGCAGGGTTTGGGGTACGGCGGCCAGGGCTGCAACCACTTCAGCCGGCAGGGCACTGTGCTGCTGCATGGCAGGGGAGGCAGGGGCGGCAGGCGTAGCTGGGGCCGCAGGGGCGGGCTGGAACTTGTCCAGCAGGGCGGTGAACTTGGCCAACGCAGCGGACAGGACACCTGCATCCGGGTTGGCCGGTTGATCGGGCTCCAGCTCCAGCGCGAATTCCACGCCGGCGGTAAACAGGGTGTTGGGGTTGGTCTTGCGGCCTGCCAGCGGGTTGGCGTTGGGGTGCTGGGCTGCAAACTGCAGCATTTCGGTGCCCAGGCTGGCCGGGGAGTCGGTGACGGCCAGGCCGATCAGGTAGGCCTCACCGGTGTCGGCAAACTCGGGATCCACCTCGATCGAGGTGTAGAGCTTCTGGCCCTTCTTGTTCATGGCCACCAGGGATTCCAGCGGCTGGATCTGAGCGAAGAGGGCCAGCTTGCCGTCTTCCACGGTGCGGGCTTGCACACCCAGCACATCGCCCTGGGCGGCGAAAGCGCTTTCGGGCAGCATGCCGCGCATGTGTTCGATCCAGACACGGGCGCCGTACTTGGCGGGGCTGAAGTTTTTGGCCATCTGGTCGATCCAGTGGCGCTCGATCTTGCGGCCGTCAGTGGTGGCGCCTTCGGTGGCCACGCGGAACCATTTGGACTTGGACATGTGTGTGCTGCTAAGAGGATGGTTGTTCGGTCCCTCTATGGTCTGAGCCTTGCCTGTAGGCGGCCAGCGCTTGGCGCTGTAGCGGCGCACTGCACATAAATGCGTGGGTGCGCCCGCGCGTTATGCCGCCCAAACTGCAGCCCTATGACGGCCACCAAGGACCGGCGGGCGCGTGTGCGCAGCGGTCAGCACAACCCTTTTCCCATTGCCAACACCCAGCAGCCTGATGCCCCGGCGCAGGAGCTGGATGTGCTGCGCGCGCTGACGGACCGCAGCCAGGACAAACGCCGGTCAGCCAGGGCGCTGTACTGGATGGGCTGGCGGGTGACGCACATTGCCGAACACCTGGAGGTGCCGCGCACGACGGTGCACGAATGGAAGAAGGCGGACGCCTGGGAGCAGGCCACTGCGGTGCAGCGTGTGGAAGGCACGCTGGAAATGCGCCTGTGCACGCTGATCAACAAGGACAGCAAGACCGGCGGCGACTTCAAAGAAATTGACCTGCTGGGGCGACAGATTGAGCGCCTGGCGCGCGTGCAGCGCTACGAGAAGACGGGCAAGGAAGCCGACCTGAACCCGAACATCCTGGAGCGCAACGCCGGGCCGAAGCGCCAGCCGGAACGCAACCCGCTGGGTGAAGCGGCGCTGGAGAAGCTGAAAGCCGCCTTCATTGACAGCCTGTTCAAGTACCAGCTGACCTGGTGGCAAAACAGCCAGGAACGCACCCGGGTGATCTTGAAAAGCCGGCAGATTGGTGCGACCTGGTACTTCGCCAGGGAGGCGCTGATCGATGCGCTAGAGACGGGGCGCAATCAGATCTTTCTGTCTGCCAGCCGGGCGCAGGCGCAGATCTTCCGCCAGTACATCGTGGCGTTTGTGCAGGAAGTGCTGGACATTGAGCTGAAGGGTGACCCGATTGTGTTGCCCAACGGTGCCACGCTGTATTTCTTGGGCACGAATGCGCGCACGGCCCAAGGCTACCACGGCAATTTCTACTTTGACGAGTTCTTCTGGACGCACCGCTTTGAAGAGCTGAACAAGGTGGCCAGCGGCATGGCCATGCACAAGCACTGGCGCAAAACCTACTTCAGCACACCCAGCAGCCTGCAGCACCAAGCCTACGCATTCTGGAGCGGGGCGCGCATCAACCGCAAGCGGGCGAAGGCTGATCGCATTGAGCTGAATCTGACCCACGACTGGCTGGCAGGCGGCTTTACCGGTGAGGACAAGATCTGGCGCCAGATTGTGACGGTGCTGGACGCGGCAGCCGGTGGCTGCGACCTGTTCGACCTGGACGAGCTGCGCTTTGAGTACAGCGACGAGGAGTGGGACAACCTGCTGATGTGCGGGTTTGTGGACGAGAGCTTTGCCGTGTTCCCGCTGAGCATGCTGATGGGCTGCCATGTGGACAGCTGGGATGCGTGGGCGCAGGACTTCAAACCCTTTGCCCTGCGGCCATTTGGGCGCAAGCCGGTGTGGATTGGCTACGACCCCAGCCACACGGGTGACGCCGCCGGCCTGGTGGTGCTGGCTCCGCCTGACGCGCCGGGCGGCAAGTTCCGTGTGCTGGAGCGCCTGCAGTTCAAGGGCGCGGACTTTGAAGGGCAGGCAGAGCAGATCCGCAAGCTGACCGAAAAATACAACGTGCAGCACATCTGCATTGACACCACGGGCCTGGGCCAAGGGGTCTATCAGATCGTGAAGAAATTCTTCCCCAGTGTGAAGGCCTTGCAGTACAGCGTCGAGGTGAAGACCCGCCTGGTGCTGAAGGCGCAGAGCGTGATGCGCGCGGGCCGCCTGGAGTTTGACGCCGGGGATGTGGACCTGCAGCGCAGCTTTATGGCGATCAAGCGCGAGATGACAGCCAGCGGTCGCAATGTGACCTACGCCGGCGGCCGCAGCGAAGAGGCCGGCCACTCTGACCTGGCCTGGGCCTGCATGAATGCTTTGGACAATGAGCCACTGGAAGCGGTTGCCCTGGGCGGCAGCGGCGGTGGCGCCACCATGGAGTTTTACTGATGACCACCTTGGACTCGATGCCCGCAGCTGCGGAAGCCACAGCCCTGACTACCACCAGCCCGGCACGCATGGAGGCCTTTTCTTTTGGTGACCCGGAAGCGGTGCTGGACCGCCGGGAGATACTGGACTATGTGGAATGCTGGGTGAATGGCGAGTGGTATGACCCGCCCGTCAGCTTTGACGGACTGGCCCGGTCGTTCCGCGCGGCCACCCACCATGAAAGCGCGATCCATTTCAAGGCCCAGGTGTTGGCCAGCACGTTCACCCCGCACAAGCTGCTGAGCCGGGCGACCATGCGCCAGCTGGCCACGGACTATCTGGTGTTTGGCAATGCCTATCTGGAGCGGCCTCGCAACATGCTGGGCGACGGAATGCAGCTGAAGCACGCCCTGGCCAAGTATGTGCGGCGCCACCAGGATCTGCAGCAGTTCGGATTTGTGCGCACCTGGCAGCAGGCGCACCACTTTGCCAAGGGCAGCATTTGCCATGTGCTGGAACCGGACGTGCACCAGGAGGTGTATGGGTTGCCGCAGTACCTATCGGCACTGCAGGCGGCGTTGCTGAACGAGAGCGCCACGCTATTTCGTCGGCGCTATTACACGAACGGCAGCCACGCGGGCTACATCCTGTACCTGACCGACCCGGAAACCAACCAGGGCGACGTGGACGCGCTGCGGCAGGCGCTGAAAAGCAGCAAGGGCCTGGGCAACTTCCGCAACCTGTTTTTCCACAGCCCGAATGGGAAAGAGAAGGGGATCCAGCTGATCCCGATTGGCGAAGCAGCGGCGAAGGACGAATTCTTCAACATCAAGAACGTGAGCCGGGACGACCAACTGGCAGCCCACCGGGTGCCGCCCCAGCTGATGGGCGTTGTGCCGGCCAATGCCGGCGGCTTTGGCGATGTGGTGGCCGCGGCCCGGGTGTTTGCGCGCAATGAGGTGTACCCGCTGCAGGCGCACATTGGCAGTGCGATCAACGACTACATGGGCGAAGAGATCTGCCGCTGGACGCCCTATGTGCTGCCCGGGGTGGACCAGGCTGGGCAGGGCGGGCTGGTGTGATGCACTGACGACCAAGCCCAAGAAATGACAGAGAGCCCCGCACTGCGGGGCTTTTTTGTTTTCAGCCGGCGGCGGCGCAGTCTGCCAGTGTCCCTGCGGCCAGATCCAGCCTGCGCGAGAGCGGTTGCAGCAGGGTGTGAAGTGCATCTGCACTGATCTGCCCTTGCTGGGCTGCGGCCAGCAGCTCGCACAAGGCCCCCACGGCTGCGCTCACGTCGTCTATCTCTCTCTGAATCCGCTCATTTGCTGAGTTCTTGGAAGGCATGGATGCTCTCTAAAACACTGTATGTTTATACAGTATATGCAGTCTAACTACATGTGAGCAAACGCTTTTTCTACTGTATGAAGCACGCATAGCCACCAGCCCGCCACCTGTGGACCGGGGGCCATTCGGGCCCAGTAGGGGGCACCCAGGGCCACCCAGGGCCACCCAGGGCCACCCAGGGCCACCCAGGGCCACCAGGGGGCAGGAGGGTCGGGGAGGGTCGGGGAGGGTCGGGGAGGGCGAGGAGGCGACCGGCGGGCACCCCAACCATCCCCCACAGCGCGCGGTCGAGACCCCGCCGCGCCTGCGCGCTTAATGTGTCGCTTTTGACGTAGGTGTCGGTAATCGTAGGTCTTGCACTGGCGTGGTTCAGCGCACAAGAGGTCCCGATTTTTGAATGACGGGAATTGACGGTTATCGTTTCACTCGAGGGCGTAGAGAGTGGTGAAATGCAGGCAATCCAAGGCTGGGGCCGGATTCAGTAGCTGTCGACTGGCTAGAAAGCAGTGATGAAAGCCTCATCGACAGTGCTAACGCATCCCGCGTAAATCCCGCTTTTGATAGTTAAGTCTTTGAATTTATTAATGCAGCGAGTCCGGCTCCGCGCACCACGAACACATCGCCTGATCCAGGCGAAGCCTTGAAAGCTTGTCCCCACCTGGGGACAGGCTTTTTTTCTTGCCTGAGCGCCGGGGGCGGATGCTGCCGGACGCTGCTGGATGGGGCGCGGCAGGGCCGGCAGGGCTGGCAGGGTTGGCAACGCCTCCAGCCCCTCCAGCCCCCCCAGCAGACCGTGGAATGGGCAGCCTGTGCCGCTGGTGTCAGGCACCCTGACCCTGCTGCCGGCGCGGCCGGGCAAACCGCGCTTTGCACTTTTTTACCGGCCCTGCAGGGCTGCCCGGGCGCTGCGCTGCGGTGGGGCAAGCCCTGATAAGCGGGTGGTCCGGGGCGGGGACAGGGTTCGCCCGTTCCCGGCTGGATATAATGTTGGATTGAATGCGCGACCGTCAGCGCCGATTCGCTCCGGGTGAGTTGGCGTGAACACCAGCTAAGTATTTGAATTTTCTGGTGTGCCGAGTCCGGCTTTGCGCACCATTCTTCATGTGAGACTTTGCGGAATACGGTGCAGGCTGTACTGCAGCCGGCACGGTCCAC